AGCGGTAATGAACCCACGAGCTTCCCACCCGAAAGGGATGATATAGTCTGAACAATATGGTGACATATTGAAGTTTAGGATAAAGAGCCTAAACGTTAACAAAATTGATGAAGTGCTTAACGTGTCGCAAAACAGCCCCATCTCGGCGGCGCAGTTTGGTATCACCCAGTACGCATCAGCGGTTTCGATTAGCGGTCTGGAAATGATCCAAAACAGCGGCAAAGAGGCCATCATTGACCTGCTGGACGGTCGTATGAATGTGGCTGAAGCGCAATTGGCTAACCGTATTGGATCGGATATTTATCTGGACGGAACCGGCAACAGCGGAAAGAACATCACGGGCCTCGGCGCTGCCGTTCCTGATGCGCCTTCTTCTGGAACTTACGGTGGTATTAACCGCGCAACCTATACGTTCTGGCAGTCCGTAGCCTATTCGGGCGTAACGAACGGTGGTGCTGCTGTTACTGCTTCCAACATCCAGCAATATATGGATTCGCTTGCTGTGCAGTTGATTCGCGGAATTGATAAACCGGACCTAATCGTAGCAGATAATATTTTTTATAGGCTTTACTTGCAGTCCTTGCAGTCGATCCAGCGCATTTCTGACAGCGGTAATTCAACTGCCGGTGCTGGTTTTGCCTCGCTGAAATACTATGGCGCAGGTATGGCTTCTGACGTGGTGCTGGACGGTGGTATCGGTTCGGCAGCTACTGCAAGTCATATGTGGTTCTTGAACACTAAGTACATGATGTTCAGGCCGCACGCAGACCGTAACTTTGTTCCGATTGGCGGCGAACGTCAGGCTGTCAACCAAGACGCTAAACCTACTTTGCATTGAGCTTGCAAATGGCGTCTATAAATTTTCTCTTATTGACTTGGAAACCCAGAAGTGGGCAACAGGGCGCAAGCAGCGTAAGCGTGCAGCGTGAACGACTAAGTGAGAAAACCGTGAATAACGGATGCGATAGTCTAAACACTCGTATAACAAAAGAAGCGAGTGAGGGAGATTCGAAGAAGTTTCCCCGCCAGAAATGGTCAGTAAGCCGCAAGGCTGAAAGTAATAGAATGGTTGTTAAGCTTATTGGGTGGGCCGGAAATTTGACGAGCAGCGGGCCGCAATTTTGCGGCGTGTTGATCGCCTAAAGGAGAAAAAACATGGCTTACACTATTGTAGAGAATCAAAGCGGTCTGCTTCAGATTGCAACCATTGACACCGGGGTAACTTCACCTAGTGGCGTTTCGACTGGTACGACTTCAGTCATTCCTACGCCTCCGAACGTCCTCGGTAAGATCGTGCGTGCTGACGATCCTACCTATGGCGAGGGTGAATTTATCCTGCTGGTTGGCGTTGCTTCGACGGTGGTCGGTTCGTTGGTTTCGTATAATTCAACGACCTACCAAACGGTACTTGTCCCGAATACTGGTAATCAGGCTTGCCCCGTAGCAGTCGCTATGTCGGCTAATCTGGCTGGCACGTTCGGCTGGTATCAAATCGACGGTAATGCGGTGGTCAAGAAAACGGCAGTTGCCGTTACGCCGCAAGTTACTTTGTTCCTGTCCGGTACTGCTGGTCGGGTCAAGGTTCTTGCTTCTGCGGGTCTCCAGATTCTTGGCGCTCGTTCGGCTAACTTGGCTACGATTGCTGCTGGCACTTCAACGGTGACGGTAACGATTAACCGTCCTCATCTGCAAGGCCAGATCACTTAATGGTCGAAGCAGTTTTAGACGTAGTTGGAAACACATCCCCAGGCGTAATGCTTGGGAATGTGGAGCTGTCTTGCAAAAGGCAGCTTTCTTGGTTTGATTTTGATACGGAGTCAAACGAAGAAAGTATTTGTATTGTCGGCGGTGCGCCTAGCCTTGATGAGTCCTTTCCTCAGTTAAAGGCAAGGTATCAGAATGGCGCTAGAATTTGGTCGATGAACGGCACTTATGACTGGTTGATAGAGCGCGGCATAGTCCCAGACGGTCATGTAATGCTAGACGCCAGACCTGAAAATGTCAGGTTTTTGCAGCACCCGCGCAAAGAAACTCAGTTTTACATCGCCTCGCAATGCGACCCCTGCATATTTGACGCTTTGGACGGCTTTAACGTCGATCTAGTCCACGTTCAGACCGAGGGAGTGTACGAGTACCTAGAGAGCGAGAAAGACCGTCCTGTGCATCTTATGGGCGGTTTTACTACGGTCGGTATGTTGGCAATGATTCTTGCCAAGCTAAAGGGTTATCGCAGAATTTACTTGTTTGGCATGGACAGTAGTTACTCCGACGATAAACACCACGTTTACAAGCAAGAATCTAATGACGGGGAGAATGTAATAACGGCTACAATTCACGAACGAAAGTTTAAAGCGGCTCCGTGGATGTGCCAGCAAGTAAAAGACTTCCAAAACCTAGCGCGAGAATTCGCACAGGAAGATGTTGTAATTGAAGTTTGTGGCCCCGGCTTGTTACACGCAATGGCGAAAGCCATGACTTTTCCCTTAACTCAAAGGATTTAAAAATGGCTATCCCTTCACGCGTTCTTGCTTCTGGTAACTCCCCGCTTTCGACAACGAGCATTTGTGGCGATGGCACTACCGGCCTCGTTGCTGTTGGTTCTTCGGCAACCGATGCGCTGCAACTGTCAGCAGTCTTTAACAAGATTACAACCAGCTCGGCTTCTACAGGCGTAAAGCTCCAGCCTACGGAAATGGGCGCGATTGTTGGCATTCGGAATGACTCGGGCCAAACGATTAGCGTTTATCCTACAACCGGCTCAACCATGAACGCTGCCGCAACCTCGGTTACGCTGGCTGATGGCAAAACAATGCTTTGCTTCGGTATTTCTGCAACCGTTTGGGCAACAATGACCGGCGCGTAATGACTATTCCGTCAAGGGTAATGGGCGCAGGGGCAACCCCCCTGATGACCGTTGCCATTTGCGGCGATGGGGTTGATGGGTTGACTGCGGTGGGTTCGACAAGGGCTGATGCGTTGCAATTGACGCGGATTTATAACTCTGTTGACACCGCAGCTTCCGGTACTGGCGTATTGCTTCCTCCTACACAAATGGGGGCGACAATATTTATTGCTAATTCTGGCGCCAACACGATCAAGGTTTATCCGTATGACACAGGATCAACGATAAATCAAACTACGTTTGCTTCTATTGCAAGCAATTACAGCAGCATATTTTTTGCGGTATCTGCAACAAAGTGGTACAGCTTAAGCGGTACACGAACCTAATCCCCACAGGAGAAGAAAATGCTAGACAGCGACGTTGGTAATGGAAATCAAAATATAAACGTTGAGTTTTACACTCACGAAAAAGAACCGCACAAAGACCGGCCTTTTGTAAGAATTACTATTACTGGCGATACAACTAACATAATAGATCAACCTGTCCGTGAAGATCATAAGGCGCGTTTCCCGCGTGAATGGATGTACTTCCAGATGAAGTCTGATACTGGGCTTGTAATAGGTACAACCCTTTCAGACTGGAACAAAGACCAGCCGGAAGAATTTAACGATTACCAAATGGTTGAATTGCAGATTCTTAAGTTTCAGACCGTAGAGCAGGTTGCTACCGCTTCTGACGGGCAATTGCAACGCATAGGAATGGGCGGGACGGGCTTGCGGGAAAGAGCAAGGGCTTACTTACTCAGCAAGAATCAGACGGAAAGCTCTACAGAGCTGGCTAAAACTAGGAATGAGCTGGACGAATTAAAAGCTCAAATGGCAGAACTGTTGAGCGAAAAACGTAAGGCTGGCAGACCCAAAAAAGAGGTGTAGTTATGTCGAGTTCGATGCTCCAGTTGGTTCAGCAAGTAACAAACGAGTTGGGAGTTTCTACTCCTACTTCGGTCGTAGGCAACACAAATCAGGACGTGATCCAGATTCTTGCTTTGATGAATGCCTGCGGATACGAGCTGCTGCGTAAGTTTGACTGGCGCGAGATGACTAAACAGAAGTTGTTTAGCACCGAGTTCCTTACGACGACTGGGACATGGACAACGGCGGCAAGGACGATTACCGGCATACCTACGACCGTAGGTTTAGATACAACATATATGGTGACCGGGACAGGCATCAACCAGAATACGTTTATAAGCTCGGTTGATTCCTCCACCCAAGTTACGGTAAACCAAGACTTTGCGGCTGCTGGTACGGGTGCGGCGGCTTACTTCCAGAAGATGAAGTATGACCTGCCTAGCGATTACGAAAGCCTTGTGCCTCGTACTATGTGGGACAAGAGCAAGCATTGGGAAATGCTAGGGCCAGAGGACGCGCAGCAATGGGAATGGCTATTGTCGGGTTATATTTCTACCGGCCCTCGCGTCCGCTGGCGTTTGCTTGGTTCGTATTTCCAGATATGGCCTGGCTTCTCTAACGCCGAATTGCTAGGCTACGAGTACCGTTCTAACGGATGGGCGGCAAGTTCTGGCGGTACTGTAAAGACCAGCTTTACGGCAGATACCGACACCTGCATTTACCCTTCTCGCCTAATGGTGTTGTTCACAAAGCTAAAATACTTTGAGGGCAAAGGCTTTGATACGACCGCAATGTACAGGAACTATTCCTCTGAGCTTGAAGCGGCTATGGCGCTTGATATGTCCTCGGCAAACTTGAGTTTTGCACCGCGTCCGGGGACTGTGCTAATTGGCTACGATAATATCCCAGACAGCAACTATGGAAGCAATTAACTATGTTGCCACCGTTTTCCATTTTTAATTCTGCTTATGGTGTTTTGATGAACCCCATAATCAGCGGCAATCAATCTTTGCAAACGATTATCTTGTCGAATTTCATCAACTTGTTTTTGAGTAAGTTTTGCCGTTCCGCATCGTTCTCCACGATTAGTAGTTCCATGTCTAACTTTGTCGGCATGATTATTTTTCGAAGTATCCCAACGAAGATTGCTCAAATGATTATTTTGAGGGTTTCCATCATTATGGCAACATTCCATACCTTCAGGACGTTTTCCAACAAACGCTTCCATAACAAGTTTATGTGGCCTAACAATAGTGCTTTTGTTGTTTTTCCACAGACCAAGATAAGGACGTGGATCATTACTGTGAATAGTCAATTTTTTAATGCTGTTAGTTCGCATCGAAAGAATGCGTCCATGATCCGAAATTTTGTAAATTCCTTCAAACCCAATTATGTCGCGCCATTTTTCCATAATAATCCCCGTATAAAAACTATGGGCATATTATAGCATGGCGCGTCCTCTCGTCCAACGTACAGCAGCAAGGGTTGCCTCAATACCAGCTCCCGTAGGCGGTTGGAATGCGCGTGATTCTATCGCCAACATGGAGCCGATGGATGCGGTTCAGTTAACTAACTTTTTCCCGTCTGTTTCCAACATCGTATTGCGCGGCGGGTTTGTTAATTGGGTTACGGGTATTTCAGGTCAAGTTCAAACCCTAATCAATTATTCAACGGGAACGGTTGAAAAGTTGTTTGCTTGGGCTGGCGGTTCTATATATGACGTAACGACACAGGGCGCTGTAGGAGCCGCTGTTAAGACGGGGCTATCTAACGCCAAGTGGGAGCATATCAACGTCACCACAGCCGCTGGAAGCTATCTGTACTGCGTTAATGGGGTAGATGCTCCGCTGCTCTACAATAATTCAACGTGGGAAAGCATTACCGCTTCTTCCTCGCCAATAGCTATTACCGGCGTAACTACAACCACGTTAAGCAATATTGCGCTGTTTAAAAACCGCGTCTGGTTTATTCAGAAAGACACGCTAAAAGCGTGGTATTTGCCTACTGGTGCTGTGGGTGGCGTGGCTCAAGTCTTAGATATGAGTCAGATCGCTAAGTATGGCGGTCACTTGGTTGACCTTGATACTTGGACGTTGGACGCAGGTTATGGCGCGGATGATAACCTAGTGTTTGTTACTAGCAACGGCGAGGTCATAGTTTGGCGCGGCACAGACCCGTCAAGCGATGCAACATGGGCTTCTGCTGGCGTATGGAAGCTAGGTTCCCCAGTTGGCAACCGATGTATGTTGAAGTATTCCGGTGACCTGCTAATAATTACTTTAGACGGTCTTTTGCCTTTAGCTTCGGCTTTGCAAAGCTCCAGGCTTGATCCTCGCGTAGCTTTGAGTAATAAGATACAGGGCGCGATTACAGCCGCAACAACCAATTACGGTTCTAATTTTGGGTGGGAATTACTCTATTCGTCCAAAAATAA